CTCCGCGATGCCGCCGTCTTGATGAAGATCCAGTCCGCGGTTTTAGAGGATCCGCGAAACCCGGGTAGGTGGCCGGTTTTGAGAAAACCGCCAGGAGTAAATAGATTCAGAGCTTACTAAAGGCTCCTAGTAGCAGGCAAGATTTAAGAATCCTACTACAAATTCTTCCAAAACCAGGTACTTTCCTGGTAGTCCATCAGGACCGGTGCCAGCTTGCTCAAGGCTGGATAACCCCTATTTCAAAGCTAATTAAGAGGCCACCTATTGGAAGCTGCTTACGGCAGCTACTCGCCTAACCTAAAACTCACCCGCGTCCAAACGGGTCTTTTCCCGCCTGCTGGGCTGCTTGAAGAGCAGCCGCATACTGGCTTCCAGGCCCTCCTACATCTACATTCTCTGGTGGACGGCCTGTGGGATTCTGCGTCCCTAGGGTGGCACTAGTCGTGCCAATTTCTTTCTTAAAATGTTTGACACTAGGTCCATAGAAAGAAAATCCCTCCTGTAAAATAACATTCACAGAGAGCCTATCAACAAGTTTTGCTTGCGTTAGTCTCACGTAAATGTAAGGCTCCATAGACCCTGGAGGACCCGAAGTAGTAAAACCTGTGTAAGTTTTAAACTCCACAGGTATACGGGCTTCACAAACACCAAGCAGTGGCTGCACTGTTGCTGTTTGCTCAATTTCTTCCACTCCTTTGCCAAAGGCAAGACGGGCAGAAAAAGAACCCTTCATATTTCCAGCGGTAGCGTTCAAGCCCCATTGGAAAACAAAGATAGCTCTTCCCGTAAAAAAGCCAGTAGATGAAATAAGTAGAGACAAAGGATGTTGCTTTAATAACACCTCAGACTTATCATCAATAATATCTGGAAGGCGAGCTGGCCACTCAAACTTCCAGTCATCAACTTTAAAATTCCTAAAACTACACCAGTTGAACTGCTGTTCTCCCGCTATAGTCCTAGGCACTCCCTCAACCAGTTCTATGTGATCAAAATAACACATAAACTGGTACTTAGCTTTATTATTTTGCGGGCTAAATGGACCCGCTATAGCAAAGATTTCCAGCCGCAGCATATCTTCAAGAAAAGAAGTCGCGGCATGAGGAGTGGAAATAGGTAGTGAAAAGGCCCCTTGTCCATCAGACAAGATAAAGTGGGGCCTTTGATAGGCAGTCTCTAGCGTGAGATCTGCGTCTCTATGTCGCAAGGACAGAAGAAGGGAACAGGTAGTAAGAGCCGTGCCTATCTTCTTTATCCGCCCATGCAACGTACCGTTCGAACCTTGGAAAAATCTCAGCAAGGCTTGATTCGAACTTAGAGTTGACATGCCACCACTAATGGCAGTGGACAAGCCAAAAAGTAATCTATAGGCATTGGGAGCGGGGGTTGAAGTTAAGTCAATTTCAGTTGGCCCGCGCCAATAACCTATGTCTAATCTATCAAATTTATGGGGTAAGGTAATAAAAGGAACCGCCCCAAAAGAATTGGAAAATGAATAATCCTCAAACAGAAGCTGATAAGTAAATTGCCAATCAGCTTCTGCTGGGACATCGTTGTCCGAAAGAATTAAAAAATAGATTTTGGGCTTTGAATAAGCGCCCTCAGAATAATAGAGCCCATGCCCACATAAACGTCCAATATCAAACGTCCAAGTGACCACGGGTCCATCAGCGAGACTAATAACCTCAGTTGGAAGTAAACTTGCCAACTTCACCGGAAAACTAGCGCCAAGCACATTCGGATCATAACGACCAAATGCATCCAGAGAGCACATCATCGAATGCCCACAAAAAATGTTAGTAGGGATAAAACAGCGCAACCGAAGTTTCCCATGGAGAAAACCCTGGCGCTGCCATTCCTTATATCTAAGCAAACTCTGAGTCTTACAAGCGCTTATAATATCTAGCGTGTGCAAGAGAGTTCCTCCTTTAGCATCCTTAGCACAGGTAACCTTGCCTAAAAAAGCAGCTTCAGTTCCCTCCTGCCAAGAACCACCCTGGACTGAAGAGTTCCTAGGTGGCAAAAAATTAGGGTCCGCAAAAGCCCCCGTTCCATGCTGCGTCCTATCAACGCTTCCATTGAACAAGGAACTCCCACGCGATCGCGAATGACCAGAAACCACAAACCGAGAAGATTGCGATCTCTGCAGACGCCATTGCATGGGACCCGCTTGTATTAAGTGTTCTCCAGCACCCATCTGTACATTGGCACTAGGAACACCTTCTACATGCCCACCCTGAGGGGCAAATGTGACTGCGCCACCTTGTTCCGTGGCGCGTATGTTAAAGCCCTTCTGCTGGGAAGCATATAAGGCTCCAGAAATAGTGCGATCATGGCCAGGCCCCAGGTGTTGCCGTAATGTCCCAATGGACACTTGCGCCTGAGGCAAACCACGAGTGAGTGTGGAATTCGTACTACTCACAATGACCTTCAAAACACGGCCATCACGCACTCTACAATTAGCATAGAGCAACTTCAATCCAGGATAGAAGACAGCCCTAGCTAACCCATTGCCCACAAAAGTGGACATGGCACCTATCAAGGCGCGTTGGTCATCCGAGTTCTGACACCACAAGACCATCACAGTCAAGTCAGTGTCATCACCTGGCATACCAATTGGGTCAATAACGACCTCAACCGCGTCAAGAGACAGCATAGTATTGCCACTACGCTCCTGTTCAGCCATCTCTTGTTCGGACACGGGATTAAAATAAAAACTAAAAGAGCTATCATCCCCCGTAGATGGACTCGTAAGAACAAAATCTTCCGTCCGCTGCGCACGCGTAGTGGGAGCCCCTCCGAAAAGGGATCTCACTCGAGCGCCAGTCGAACGAGCAGAATAAGCATCCCTAACATCAGGCAGGATAGAGCGCTGGGTGGGCACTCCCTCTTTTGGAGCCTTGTAAACAGCTCTAGCCTCTTCAAAGGAAATACCATGCTTATCCGCATAATTTCTAATGTTATCCTCTTGGGAATCCTCCTGCTTGCGACTCAGCCAACGCTTACGCGCTTCTGAGCGATAAGGTGCCGCATTTGCGCCAGCATCAGAAGATCCCACAACATCGCGCACCCCTGTAAAAGGCGGGGTTTGCGATACAGTAGGTACTTCCTGGTGGATAGTATGTACATTACCACCAGGAGTTCCCAAAGAGGACTGACAAGCGGCTCTATTAACTAGAGGAATTACACTTGTCATGAAACTACCCCTATCTACAATCCTACTAAAAAGGGAAGACTGTACAGGGGCAGAGTTAATCTCTGGATACTCGTGAAGAGTGAGATCCATCTCAGTTAAATCGAGGCAGCGCCTCAATAGGCGCCCACGTCCATCATTCATGCGAGCAATGGGCAAGTACTGCACATTTTCCCATTTAGCACGAGTATATGTCCTGTCCATGTTCAATAAGCGACCAGGACACTTCCATTTCATATCAACGCGCTCGCGCCATTCCCACTCACCCATGCCACCACCACGATCAGAACAATCGATGTGGCCGGTAAAAGAAAGAGGCGATTGGGAAACAGCCTTCCTAGGGCTCTCAAAAAAAGATACGCCACCAAAATGGCGATCGTCAAAATTAGCAAAATATGAGCCAAATGTCTTCAATAACGTGGCATATGGCCTTAACCCACAAGTATCACTATACATTGTAGGGGCTATGCTTTCTAAAAGTTGCGCCATAGACTTGCATTTTCCAACACAAGCCCATTCATAATCCTCTTCACTTTCAAAAGAATCAGAGAATTCGTCATCAGAGAAATCGAAATCAGATTCTCCAATTTCAGGCTCAGTCTCTGCTGCTTCCAACACAGCAGGAACCATCTCTGGCTCCTTTTCCTGGTGCAATACCAGTGGAATCGTTG